TACCGCTGCTTCCTACACGTGCTGTAGCGCCTGCCCCGCCGGGGAGCATGGCACCGCCCCCTGTGGGGGTGCTTCCACCAGGGGGGTTGCTTCCTCCTAAATTTGCAAGTTCTTGTTGCTTTCTTGCATATTCTGCGGCGTCCATCTCAATCTTGGCGCCTTGTTTCTTCATTTCCAGAATTTTCTGGGCAATGTCATACTTGTAGTTTTCAATTTCTTTTTCGATCTCTGCTGCACGAAGTTGGAATTCTCTTCGGCGGGCCTCAATCGCAGTTTCCCCTTTCTCTTTTTCACTAATGTAGGTATTCAGCGCCTCAAGGGCAGCTGCCGATGCTCCTTCTTGGCCATCGATCAGTTTTTTGTTGTAGATGTCAAGCTCTCTTACACGCAGCTCTTCGCCAGCTTGAAATACTTCTATTTGCTGGCGAGCCAGCTCCATGCGAGCCGAAAATTCGGCATTAGCTGTTTCGCGGGCTAGATCTGCTTGTTGTTTGGCCAGTTGTTCATTGGCTGCGCCGATCTCTTTCTTTCTGGTCTCTACCTCGTCTGACAGCGATTCTCTTTTCTTTGTCTTTTCGTAGTCTGTAAGAGTATCGGTATATTCTTTCTCTGCCGCGAAGCGTGCACCGACCGCTTTTTGTAGTTCTGACTCCTTACCCTGTAGCGCGCTTGTGAGCGCGTTTATACCTTGAATATCCAGTCCGAATGCAAACCCTTTTCTGTCTGCCAGCTCTTTCTTAAGCTTCTTGATGTCTTCTGTTAGTTGATTGACTTTCTTGTCTGCGTCGTTAAAAGCGTCTTTTTGCTCGGCAAGCTTACTAGTAACAATGCTCTCAGCCAGTTCTTTTTGTGCGCGGGATGCAGCAGATGAATTCTCATCGACGTATTTAAGTTCTCTATTCAGGCTCTGCAGAGCATCCTTAGCCCTTTTATCGCTAGCAACTTTTTCTTGAGCTCTCTGCCACCTGCCGAAGGCGTCTACAACAGCTGTTATCGCCAACTGAACCAGTAGCAAAATAGCGTTGAACTTAAGCATGTTCAACGCCAGCATCTTCATACCGTTACCAAGGGCATTTGCCGCAACATTGGCGGTCGTCATTGCTGTACCTGCTCCCTTAGCAGCAGTGCCCGTAGCCGTAAGAGCAGCAGCTAATTGATTCACTGCTGGGACCGCTACTCCAAGACGAGCTATTAGCGCTGTGATTGCTTGCCCTAAGGCTGTCATCATCGTGCCCGCAGCAAGCAGTGCCTGACCTAGTGCACGTTGAATGGCTGCGGCAGCAGACGTAACTGCCGCCACAATTGTGCCCCACATCTGCGTGAACGCAATTCCGCCGGCTACCAGCTTCACAAAGCCCATTACACCGACAGTTTCCAGCAGCTTGAACTGGGCAGTTAGTGAACTGAAGTACTGGACAAGCGGAAGGTTTAGAAACTGCCCGTACAGCTGTAGTAGCGATGATGTTGCTGAGATTAAGGGCTGTGCTGCAGCCAGAAGGTTCTGGAACGCTTGCAGCAATTGCTGAAAGACTTCGACTTTAAGACCTACGAATCCAGAGGCTAAAGCACCTAAGCCTTGCGTGAGGCTCGCAATGCTTTTTGCTAAAAGATCAAATACGTTGCGCAGCGGCTCTGCCACTTTTGCCGCAAGAGCTGCGATCTTTGTTGAAATTCTGTCTAGGGCAGTGGCGGCATCTTCCGCAATTTGTTTGCTTTGCGCCTGCCCTCCACTCAACGCTCTTGAATTTCCAACTGATTGTGTTCCTAGGGTCGAGAAAGCCCCCGCAATTCCCCCTCCAAGAGCTTTGGCTGCGGCGAACGCCTGTTCTTTAATTCCACTTAAAAGTCCGTAGACCTTCCCAAGCCCAGCAACCAGGGGATCTACTAACGGTGCACCAAATTCCTTACCCAACAGCTCGGCAAGGTCTCGGAGGTTAGACGTGATTCCACTGAAGCTTTTAGCCGCTATGGCTTGGCCAGCTACAGCAGCTTGTAGTTTCTTGTTTAGGAAACCAACAACACCCTCTGTGCTTGTCTTCGCCTTACTGACGTCTTCGTTTGTTATGCCTAAAGCTTTTGCCAGGTATGAATCAGTTGTAATGTCACCCCGCAAGATTGAACCAATCTCTTGTCGGGCTTGGTATAGCGGTATGCCGAAAGTACCAAGAGCACCTGAGAATGCAATTGCTAGGTCTTCAGCATCTTTTAAGCTCCCTCCAACTGACCCGATTTGCTGGGCCACCATGCCAAAGACTTCAACAACTTCACCACTAGTAACACCAGCGAGATCCAGCGACCGCTTTCGGATACTATCAATCCGCTTTTCAATCGTGCCGGTTAGAGCAACAATTGCTTTGTACGGGTCTGTTACTACTTTCCCGTTTACCAGCACGTCATTGGTCGAAGCCAATGCAGTCTGTGTCTTTAGAAGCTGCTCGCGAAATGCAATCTCTTGGCCTAGTGTTGCTTTAAAGAAACCCCCAAATGCGCCCTGGAGTGCACCAACGATTTGCTGAAGACCGTAAAGCGCAAAGCCTGCTTTTGCCAGATTATTGGTTAGCTTTCCGACTGCACTTATTGAACCCTCGAATGAATTCTTTAGGATGTTTCCAGCCTTGGCGCCTTCCTTAAGATCCTGGCTGATCTGTGGAATTTGCTTTGTGGTCTGGATTAGCTTCTGCGCTGATTCAATCTTGTCTTGGAGAAAGGGTGTGCGTTGCGCAACATTTAACGTAGTCTTTAGGGCGCCCCCAATTTCTTCAATGTCTTTTTTGAGTCGTCGAATATTATTCGCTGCGGTGCTAATCGAGAAATCTATTTCACGTTTCTTATTCGCTACGTTATCGGCCGTCTTGCCGAGGTCGCTGATATCCTGCTTTGCCCTTCCGGTCTCAGCGGAAATAAAAAGAGTTAGGTCCCCAAGAGAAGCCACAGCGCACCTTTCCGTTTTCTTATTTTAGCTGGCTTCTAAATCGATGTGACCTTACTTAGCGCGGCTACTACGTGAACGGGTAGCTTCCTTTCTCTGATCACCTTATTTAAGATCTCCTCGGTTTCGGTCTGCTTTGCGGCTACTTCTTCGTTCAAAACAAAAGGCAATAGCTCGTCAAGCGTCAGCTTTGCCTCCTTCTTGCTACCTGCTAAGGCTTGAGCAACATTGACGACTACTAGTGCTAACTTTGCCGTCGATATAGAGGCTATATTGGCGCGCCTTTTTTCTTCCTCGTAGACGAACTCTAAGAGCATATTTACCTCTTTTAAAGGTGTTCGCAAAAAGGTTGCACGAGTATAGTCCTCCCCAAAAGGAGAGACTTTTAGTTTTAGGTACAGCTTGGTGACGTCGAGAGGCTTTTGCGCCAGGAACCTTCGATAACTGTCTATGTGCTTTTCTGGATCCTCGTCACCCTCATTCAGTTTCCCGCTTCTTCCTCACCAGTGGGCCAGCCATTTCGCTCCCAATTAATGAACGTAAAAATGTCGTTCAACAACCGGCTGGGAATCAGAAGGGTGTCTTCTCGCGTCCAGTCACGAGTCTCTACCCATTCGTTAGTTTCCTTGATCTCCCCTCTGAACCGCAAGAAGAGTGTCACCATCTCAATTTGCTGCTCAGCGACCGTCGAACTATCCTTTTGGATTTCTGCCAGTTCTTCGGCGTGCTCGTACAGAACCTCATTATCGCTTTCAGTATTGCTAAGCAACTCCAACGCATCCTTGACGCCAATCTTGCGCTTTTTGGAAACCGCTTTTGCGATTTTAAGCAGGGAGTACGTGTTCTGTGCCTGCTTCCTGGCAATATCCTCGACGCCCTCTGCTTCGCCCGCAACAAGATCTTTATAGATCGGGAAACGAAACGGGAGAATCTCGTGATATTCCTTTTCTTTGAAAAAAAGCTTTGCGTAACGGCTCATCAGTCTATGAAAAACGATGTATCTGACGCCACAAGCTCTGTGGCTGAGTTTTCCGCGTCAGGTGGGATAACCACAGTCAATTTACCACCCTCTTCGGTAATGAGTGTCATCAATGAAGACGAAAAAGGGGCGATATAAACCGCCCCTACTTCCAGTAACTCGCCTGACACTGTGCAGTTAATAAAGTACGATTGCTTGTCTTCTGAGACCAGCAGATCGTATTTCATCAGTACACGGTCAGAGCAGTCGAGCTGGCGTCGTAGATTCCCGACCAGATGCGGCCACGGGACTGGAACGTCCAGGAGTATTCGATCAGGCCGTCAGAAGGCGAAGCCTCAGACACGCCCGTGATACAAGCTTGGAACATGCGAGCGTGGTACTTGTGGTTGCCTGTGGTGTCGGCTCCGAGGTAGGTGAACTGTTCCACCCAAATCTCGGTATCAGGATCCGACTCGGCGTCCAGGACCAGCCTCAGACCGGGATCAACGTCAGCGTTCGGGACGCCACCAGTAGCCAGGCTATTGATGAAGTAGGCGGAGCAAGCCAGTTCACCAGCTTGGGTCACACCCACGGAGTCGCGCCAGCCGCTGTCACCCAGCAAATAGAACTCCTGAGAGTTGGGCGACGGGGTGAATTCTGCCTTCGTGGCCCCTTTGAGCCAGTTATAGGTCAGGCCAGTCGGAGCGGTGATTGCGCCTGACGACACAGTAGCGGTTTTACGGGTGCTGCCAGGGTCAGCGACACGGACGATACGGTCCCGCCCCTTGGCAAATGCACCACCAGGAAGATTAGCCATTAGCCTCTCTCAGGTTGAATCGAGTAATCGGGGATAAAAACTTTCAGCGTTTCAAATGAGATGTCAGTTTGCGGTACGTGGACTGCATCCTGAATATCAGGGAACCACTGAAAGAGAAGCTCGCGCACCTCGGCTAGTGTTTGAGCCGTGTCGTAGCTGGTGAGATTGATCGGCCAACGGACGTCCAGAATCACGGCTTGCGACAAGGTGGGCTTGTTCACCATTTCGGGGACTTCGTCGATGACACATTCAATGCCACTAACTGTCCAGTCTTTGGGAACTTGCTGCTGGCCCCGTACCCATAGGGCGGGGGACGTAGATCCATCTGGAAGATTATAGTTTCCCAATCTGGACCCAATTGCCGAGTTAATTAGGCCAC